TAGCAAGAAGTCTTCACATGTAGTATTCCAAGTCCAATCTTCGGCTTGGTTTCCGCAAGTGATGCACTGGTGAACTGAAGCGCGACCTCGCTCATACATAACCCGTTTATGCATGCTGCGATAGGTGATTATGTCGTTTCTAGGCCTACCAGTACTGATAGGGTTAGGTACTCTAGGCTGTCTAACCCACCAGGCGTGATAGTGCGTACCGCACATTTCTCGAGCCTTAAGTGGTCTAAGACATTCTTCGATTTTACAGCTAGTCATAACAGATATGCTAGCAGAAAATTTAAACCTAGATTAACGCTGACAAACTAGTTATAGTTTGGAAGCCTATTACCACTAACAATCCGCAGGTCATCGTGGCATTAAATCGGACAACGACCTCTTAACCTAAAGGATAAACGCATGTCAGAAACAACTAACATCGTTGATACTCCGGAAGCACAGGCAGCTTTTCTAGCCGATGTTCCAGTAGCAACAGAACCACTAGTAACACCACTAAAAGAGCAGGCCTTGACAGACAAAGCCTACAGTGAAGACGATCTAAAAAAGGTACGCGAGCAAGAAAAATCAAAGCTCTATCCACAAATAGATTCGTTAAAAGAAGAACTCAACTTGCTTAAGAAAGAGCGTGAAGAACGCATCGCTGAAGCAGCTGCTCGTGCAGCTGAAGCAGAGGCAGAAGCCAAGAAAAAGGCTGAGTCTGAGATGGATGTTCGTCAGCTACTTGAAGCAAAAGAACAAGAGTGGGCTCAAAAGTTGGAAGCAGAACGCCTAGAGCGTGAACGTGCTTTCACTCTTCTTGAGCGTGAGCGTCAATATGTGGAACTCAATGAGTACCGCACACGCCGCTTAGAAGATGAGCGTGACAACATCATGCCAGAGCTCGTAGATCTCATCTCAGGAAATACCCCTGAAGAGATTGAACAAAGTATTACAGGACTAAGAGAGCGATCTTCAAGAATCCTGGAATCGGCGCAATCTGCAATGCAGAATGCCCGTAAAGAAATGACTGGGAGTCGTGTAACAGCGCCTCCATCCGGACCGATGGACACTAATATGGAGCAAAACTCGTTTACTGCGGAGCAGATTGCCGCAATGTCGGTTACCGAATACGCAAAATACCGAGGAAAGTTGCTGGGTAAATCAGCATCTGACCGAGGCAAGGGAATCTTCGGGTAAGAAGTTACCTAACCAATTAAAAACTAACTAAGGAGTAAAACCGACATGGCATCAGCCGTAACAGGTACCGGCAATTTAGCCGCAGCACCTACCGCGTACTCTGGTTCTAACAGCCAGCTTACACAAGCAATTCAGACCATCTGGTCAAAGGAAATCCTTTTCCAGTCAATGCCTATTCTTCGCTTCGAACAGTTCGCTGTTAAGAAGACAGAACTAGGAGTTGCACCTGGTCTCCAGATCAACTTTATGCGTTACAACAACCTCGGCTTCGCGGGTTCACTCGTTGAAGGCGTTCGTATGTCAACAAACGCACTAACAGCACAGCAATTCTCAATCACAGTTGCAGAGCATGGCTATGCAATTGCTGTTTCAGAGCTACTACTTAACGCATCATTTGATGACGTAATGGCTTCAGCCTCACGTCTTCTTGGTCGTAACATGGCTCTCTACCTAGATGGTCAGGCACGTGACACACTCATGGCCGCATCTTCAGTTATCTACGGCTACGACCGCTCAGGTCTTTCAGCTGCAAATGACTGGTACGGAACAGGTACCGCTGGTACTTCCCGTGCTTCAATGACTGGTGCATTCGACCTAACAACAGGTGTTGTTAAGGATGCAGTAGAGACATTGGCAACAAAGAACATTCCTCGCCTAGGTGAGACATATGTTGCTTTCGTTCACCCACACCAGAGCCGCAAGCTTCGTGATAACCCAGAGTTCATCGAAGTAACAAAGTACGCAGCTCCAGGTAACTTCATGCTAGGTGAGATTGGTCGTCTATACGACACAGTATTCATCGAAACAACACAGATCGAAAAGGTTGCAGGTGGTGCAGGTTCAGGTTACTCAGCTGATACAGCTGTAGCAGCAGGATCAATCGTTTACCCAACAGGTGGCGGTTACACATCTCCAGCAACAAAGACCGGTAACGGTAACAAGGATCGCTACTCAGCAATCTTTATTGGTGACAACGCATTCGGTCACGCTATTTCACTTCCAGTGGAACTTCGTGACGGCGGTATTCTTGACTTCGGTCGTGAGCACGCTCTTGCTTGGTACGCTATCTACGGTCTTGGTCTAATCACTGACCAGTCTGTAGTTATTGCAGAAACTAACTAATTTAAACCCGTTAGGGGGCTGGGCCTAAGAATCCAGCCCCCCAACACAAACACTAGGAGAATACTAATCGTGTCAAAAGCAAAAGTAACAGACGTCACAGGACGTCAGCGTGAAGCCCAAGTTAAGGCACACGCAGAAGAACTTGCACAACGTGCAGGTGAAATGTCAATGGCTACAGCACAAGCTGCTGCAAAGCTAGAAACAGAAGTACTGGACCTAACTACTCCAGGAAACCCAACAGTTATTGACGAAGTTGAAACCGTAGGCGTGAGTCTTGCAGACGACACACAGGTAATCCGTGTTGCTGAAGACCTAGATTTTGTAACAATCGGCGCAGGAAATAACTTTTCCTTTAAGGCCGGACAAAAGTACAAAGTAGCAAAGCATGTTGCTCAGCACTTGCAAGAAAAGGGCTATTTGTACGAACGTCTCTAATAACGAGACATAATCTAGAACGCCCTCATGGACAAGCCGCCCTTCGTCCATGAGGGTTCTTAACGTTTGTCCTGACTTCTGCCCGTAATCGCGGGATTATTTGAACATTAACTTCATCGGAGGAATCAGTGGCAACACTTGCAGCATTATCTGAACGTCTTCGCTTTGAACTAGGTGACCAGGGCAAATCCTTTGTTGAAACCTTTAAGGGCGACGGAGTTACCACTCGATTTAATTTAACAACCTCCCCAGTAGACGGCGCAACTATGACCGTTCGGGTAGGGCCAACTAACGTCTCAGGCACCACATCTGTAGAAGAGCGAACAGGTCTAATTGTCCTAGCATCGCCTCCAGCTGATGGGGTAGTTATTACTGCCTCAGGAACTACTTTTAAATACTTTACTACTGCAGAAATTAATCAGTACATTAATACTGCCTTTGCAGAACACGCTAACGCCACTACCGATACTAACGGTAGTCGGGCAACACTACTTACTCTTCCAACTATTGACGAGTACCCTCTGGTTCTTCTTGCAACAACTATGGCCCTCTACACACTGGCCACAGATGCTTCATTTGATATTGATATTATTTCTCCTGACGGCGTGTCTATTCCACGTACAGAGAGATTCCGTCAGCTAACAGACATTATTAATCAGCGTAAAGAACAGTATCGAGAGCTATGTAATCTTCTTGGTATCGGTCTTTACAAGATTGAAGTATTTAGTCTACGTCGTATTAGTCGTCTGACTAATAAGCTTGTCCCTATCTATAGACCACAGGAGATTGATGATGCTTCTCTTCCACAACGGGTACGGTTGTCACTCCCTGATTATGGAGATGTTACTCCCGAAGGTGACGTTATCACCCGAGATCTCTCTATGTATGCGGGAGACGACTTTGCTATTAAGCTCAAGTTCTCAATGGATCTCGCCACATACACGCCTAAATCTCAACTACGCCTATTCCACACTGGAGGCCGTGCTCAAGTAGGTCCAGTAATTGTTGGAGAGTTTACTATTACTAAACTTCAATCAACAGTTGGTGGTATCTTCGACACTATCCAGCTTGCACTTCCAGGATCTGTTACAAAAGAACTTCCATATGCTTGCTATTACGACGTGCAGCTAACAGGCACAGATGGAAAGACTAGAACGTTTATGACTGGAAAAGTCTTTACTGAAAAACAGGTAACACTGTAATGGCTGAAATTGAAATTGTTGAAATAATTGAGCAGCCAACAACAGTAATTACTATTGGTGCTGATCAAACTGGGAGCACTGGACCACAAGGTCCTGCGGGTCCTACCGGCCCTACTGGAACAACTGGTGCAACTGGAGCAACGGGAGCTACTGGTGCAACAGGTGCAACGGGCGCAACTGGTGCGACTGGTCCT